GGTGCTGACCAACATGATCCCCAAACAGCAGGGGTGCGAGTTGCGCCGCGGGTACAAGGCGCAGTCTGACGCGGTCACTGTCGGTGGCGCTGCGCAGTCGGTGGAGTCGATGTTTGGCTTTACGGCGCCAAACCCTGCGAACAACAAAGTCTTCATGGCAACCGCCGGCAACATCTACGATGTTACTGCTGGGGGCGCGCCAGTGCTCGCGGTAAGCGGGACCGGCAGTGATGAAGATGAGTGGTGGACAACCCAGTTTTCCACGCCGGCAGACACGTTTCTGTTGGCTGTCTCGCCCGGTGCTGGGTATTGGACGTATGACACAACCAATGGCTGGGTAGATCGCACGGCATCGTGTACCGGCCTGCCGACGAATGTGCGCACTGTTGCTGTCTGGAAGCAGCGGTTGTGGTTCACCGCGGAGGCAGACCAGAACGTCTACTACCTCGACAATGTCGATGCCATTGCCGGCGTTGCTACTTCGTTCCCGATGGGGTCAACGCTGCGTAGCGGCGGATACGTTTCTGCGCTGATCAACTGGACTGTTGATGCCGGCTTTGGCATTGACGACTTTCTGGTGGTTGTCGGCACAGAGGGCGATGTCGGCGTGTGGCAGGGTACTGACCCTACTAGCGTTAGCACGTTCGGGCTGAAGGGTGTCTGGTACGTCGGACCAGTACCAAAGCATGGCGTGTATTTCACGCCTTTTGGTGGCGACGTGATGATCGTCAGCGAGCTTGGCCTGGTGCCGATGTCCAAATTGATCACCGGCCAATATTCGCAGGATGTGCAGTCTGGCGGCCCTGCGGCAAAGATTCAGTCGGTCTTTGCGCCGTTAGTGCGCCGGCTGCGTAACGAGAAGTTCTTTGCTGTATTTGTGGTCCCCACGAGCGATGTTTTGGTCGTGAAGTTGCCGGCTGATGCTGGCACCTACCGGCAGTTCGCGATGAATGTGACCACGGGCGCTTGGTGCCAATTCGTTGGGATGCCGATGCGCAGCGCGACTGTGATCGGAGGCCAACTGCATTTCGGCACTGCTGATGGCCTGACTTGCTTGGGTCTGTTCGGGGATCGCGACGGCGTTGACAGTGTCGGCGCCGGCGGCGTGTATCCCGAGGGCGAGATTCAGACGTCGTTTCAAAACTTTGGAACGCCGGCACAGTTAAAGAAGTTCGGGATGGTGCGTCCGATTTTTATTGCGACCGCATCGCCTGCCGTCAAGGTTGTGGTGAACACGCAGTACCAGTTCACGACCGTAGGCGGTTCTCCGTTCTTCTTTGATGAGGACAACGGTGTCTGGAATGCTGGCTATTGGAACACGGCGCAGTGGGTTGGACAAAACACCTATCAGGCGTGGTTCGGAACGGCTGGCCTTGGTTACTACGGGTCGCTGCGGATGAAGGTCCGTGGCCTGCCGGCGACGGTGTTCACGTCAGCACACATGATGACTGAGATTGGCGGGGTAATGTGATGGCAGAATTTTCGGCGCAGCAAATTGCCAACGCGCTCAGGGGCGAGCTTGCCGCGCGGCCAGGCTCAAGTTATGACGACTTGATGGGGATGGCGACATCTGCCTACGGCATCAGCCCTGACCAGTTCAATTCTGGGTACGCGCTGTATCAGCGAGGGACTCCGGTTCCAATGACTGGGGCCAGTGTCTCTGCTAACCCTGTTGAGCCGACTTATGAGTCGAGCCTGATCCAGTCGCTGCGCGCGTCAAGTCCTACTGCTCCAGAGACGCCGGGTGTTTTGTGGCGCAACAACAAGCAAAACGGATCCCCCATCGACTTCAGTTTGTCGGACTTTGGGACTGGTCTGAACTCAAATTCGGGCTTGTCTTTAAATGTTCAGAAACTTGGAAACGGCCGTACAAACCCGAATTTTTCGTATTCGACTGACGCTATCAATCAGGCGCTAATTGACGAAGTCCGGGCGCGTCCTGGATCGACGTATGACGAGTTGCTTGCTGCGGCTGAGGGCTACGGTGTAACGCCTGACGAGTTCAATACGGCGTTTGCCAACATGGGCTTTACTGACTATGGCCTGACTGACGTGAACAACGACAAGGTGATTGACGCAAAAGATTTATCGACGCAGGACATCTCAAGCTCGCTTCGCTCCGAGTTGACGGCGCGGCCTGGTTCGAGCTACGAGGCTTTGTTGGACAGCGCCACATCGGTTTACGGACTTTCGCCAGAGCAGTTTAACGCCGCATGGGCCGACATGGGATTCACAGACTATGGCCTAACTGACGTAAATCAGGACAACGTCGTTAACGCTGGCGACTTGAGCACGCAGGACATTGCCAATGCGTTAATGGCCGAGTTGTCGGCTCGGCCTGGTTCGAGTTACGAAGATTTGTTGAACATGGCAACGTCGGTTTACGGAATATCGCCAGAGCAATTTAGTTCTGGCTATGGCTTGTATCAAAATCCTCCAGGCGATCAAGCGTGAGACTTGTTACTGACCAGTCTGAGCAGTACCCGGTCATCTGGCGCTGGATGCACGCGCAAAACAAACTCCCGTGGAGTTCCGATTTGCGCGTAATTGGTTTGATGCGTGAGGACAAGACCATTGCGGCCGGCGTTGGGTTCAATGGTTGGCAGGACAAAAGCGCGTGGATGCATGTCGCGTTTGACACGTCGCACAGCATGACGCGGTCGTTGTTGAAAGCAGCATTTGAGTATCCGTTCGTGCGGTGCGGTAAAGAAGCGGTCTATGCGCAGATTGATCAGGGCAACCTCAAATGCTTGCGCTTAGTCGCAAAGCTGGGATTTGAAGAGGTCGCGAGAACGGTCGACTGTGTTTTGTTTGAAATGAAAGCCGACGCGTGTCGGTGGATCAAGGAGCAGCAGCATGGGCAAACAATCAGCGCCAGCCACGCCTGACTATATCGGCGCTGCGCAACTGCAAGGAGAGCTTTCGCAAGAAGCTCTGAACATGCAGAACTATGCCAATCGGCCCGTAGTAAATACGCCGTTTGGTTCGCAGACGTGGGGCACGCAGGCGGTTGTCGACCCAGCTACTGACCAGACAGTCACGCAGTGGACGCAAAACACGTCGCTGGCGCCAGGCTTGCAGTCTGCGCTTGACGCGCAACTGTCGACGCAGTTGGGGCGCAGCCAACTGGCAAGTGGGTTTATGGGCCGGGTTGCTGATGAGTATAGTCAGCCGTTCGATTATGCTGGTCTGCCGCAGATGGCGGAACTCACGGGGCCGTCGCAGTTGTCGACAGGCCTTTCTGACTACACGCCTGGTCTTTCAACCGGCTTTGATTTTGGTCAGGCGCTCCCGCAGTTCGACTCGAGTTATCGAGACACGATAGCGACGCAGTTGATGGAAAAAATGCAGCCGGTGCATGACTACCAGCAGCGTCAACTTGAAGCAAAGCTCGCAAACCAGGGATTCCATCAAGGGTCTGAGGCGTATAACCGGGCGCTGACTGAACTCAGCCAGCGACAGGGGTTGGAGCGGTACAACGCGCTGGACGCGTCGGGTAATGAAGCGCAGCGTCTGTACAACATGCAGATGGGGACCGCGAACGCCGGGTATAACCAGAACATGCAGGCTGCCCAGTTTCAGAATCAAGCACTCGGTCAGGCTGCGTCGCTGGATCAGGGACGCATGGCAGCGCAGAACGTTGCGATGTCGCAGCAGCAGTCGCTCAACCAGCAGTACGCCAACTACCAGAATCAGTTGCGCCAACAGGCAATCGCTGAAGAGGCGCAGCGCCGTGGCATGTCGCTCAACGAGATGAATGCGCTATTGAGCGGCCAGCAGGTTCAGATGCCGCAGATGCCGTCGTTTGTGCAGTCTGGTCGGTCTGAGACGCCAAACATCCTTGGAGCAACGCAGATGGGCTATGACGCGCAACTGGGCGCCGTGAATGCTCAGAACGCTCAGATGGGGAACCTGCTTGGGACAGTTGGTCAGTTGGGGTCGGCGTTCATGTTTTCTGACCGCCGCCTGAAGTCGAACATCACCAAGGTTGGCGAGCACCCGATTGGCGTCGGCGTTTACGACTTCACAGTATTGGGAATCACGCAACGTGGTGTGATTGCACAAGAGGTGCAGAAGGTGCGGCCTGACCTGGTTAAGCGCCACTCAAACGGCTACTTAATGGTCGATTACGGAGGTCTGTGATGGACGACGCAATGCTCTTTGAATTCATGATGCAGCAGGGTCTGATGAACTCAGACCGTGATGAGAATCGGCAGCGTCAAGCGTTAGTGGATGCGCTGCGCAACAAAGCGGCGACGCCGGTACAGGGGCAGATGATTGGCAAGCACTACGTCAGCCCCGGCCTGAGCGCGTTGGTCAATCCAATAGCTCAGACGTACATGGCTAACCAGGGACAGGCAGACATCAACCAGCGCAGTCGCGAAATGCGTGATCGTCAATACCGTGACCTGGTTGATATGCGTCGTCGCAGGCAGCCTGGTTACGGCACCGCATACGAGCCTGCAATGGACTTTGGAGAATACTGATGGCAACCGTGTACCCGGTTCCTGATCCGCGGTTGAACTTGCAGCCATACGCAACCGAAGAATCTTTTGACAATGAGCAAGAGA